TTCCAAAACACATCTAACTTTTTTAGAAACGCTAGAGTAACAGAAAAAGGTGTACCTACCATGTACACATTACTAGGTAGTGAGTTTCAATTTGCACCTAAACCTGATACAGCATATACATTAAGAATGGTGTATTACTACAAACCTGATTTCTTATCTGATGGTAATCCATCTAACTTATTTCTAGCTAACTGCCCAGACTTGCTTTTATACGGTGCATTAGCAGAAGCTGAACCTTATCTTATGAACGATGAACGATTAGCAACTTGGGCATCTTTATATGATAGAGGTCTAGCATCATTAAGAGCAAGTGATGATGATAGCGAATATCCATCTTCTCCTATGTCAATAACATTATCAACGAGGTAAACAACAATGGCTGAATTTAGTAATTATTTAGAGAACGCAATTATCAATGCTGTTCTCCGCAACACATCTTACACATCTCCTACGACTGTGTATGTAGGTTTATTTACAAACGACCCAACAGATGCAGATGCAGGCACAGAGGTATCAACATCAGGAACATCATATGCTAGAACAGCAGTAACATTTGGTGCTCCATCCAATGGTGTTTCTACAAACTCTGCTGATGTCACTTTTCCAACAGCAACAGCATCTTGGGGTGAAGTTACTCATGTAGGTTTATATGATGCTTCTACTGCTGGAAACTTATTATTCCATACAGGTTTAGACACAGCTAAAACAATCGACTCTGGTGACATCTTCAAGATTACAACTGGCAACTTATCAGTTACATTAGCGTAAGGATAAATAATGGCATTAGTCGTTAAGGATAGAGTACAGGAAACTACTACGACCACAGGCACAGGTACAGTCACGCTTGCTGGTGCAGTCACAGGTTTCCAAACATTCTCTGTAATAGGTGATGGTAATACAACCTACTATGCCATAACTTCTGGTAATGATTGGGAAGTTGGTCTAGGTACTTACACAGCATCAGGCACAACTTTATCTCGTGATACCATACTAGAGTCTAGCAACAGTGGTAGTGCGATTACACTATCAGGCACAAGTAATGTATTTGTTACATATCCTGCTGAAAAATCAGGACATAAAGATGATACTAATACAATATATGCAGAACAAATGGGTGCGAGTAACGGAATCTTTGTAAACTCTACAACAGTAAGTGCGAACTTTACTGTGCCTAACAGCTATCATGCTTTATCAGTTGGTCCAGTCACAATAAATGGTGGAGTAAGTGTTACAGTTCCATCAGGTTCTAATTGGAAGGTCGTATAATGGCAGTTACAATAAATGCAGATACAACAAACGGATTGGTTATTACTCCTGATACGAGTGGTGAAATAGAATTTCAACAAAACGGCACTAAAATGATTAAGTTTGGTGCTGATGGTTTAGAGTTACCACAATGGACTACAGCTACAAGACCATCTACTCCAACACAAGGTCTTATTGGTTTTAACACCACACTAAACGAACCAGAAATATATACAACAAATGGTTGGTCAGTATTTAGAGACAACCCTAATAATTACGCATTTAATTATCTTATAGTTGCTGGAGGTGGTGGTGGAGCAGGTTCTCATGGTGGAGGCGGTGGAGCTGGAGGTTATATTGCTGGTTCATCTACTGCATTAATTGGAAATAGTTATAGTATTACTGTAGGAGCTGGTGGCACAGGGACTAATGCTCCTAATACATTTCCAAGTGGTTCTGATACTACATTTAATAGTTTAACTGCCGTTGGTGGTGGTACTGGTGGTTTAGATGCTGTAATAGGAAAGTCAGGTGGTTCTGGCGGTGGTGGTTCAGGTAGAAGTGGATCATATGCTGGTGGTAGTGGAACATCTGGACAAGGTTCGGCTGGAGGAACTTCTGCTGCTGGAGGGTATCAAGGTTCTGGTGGCGGAGGAGGAGCTAATGCTGTTGGTGCTAATGCTTCTGGAAATAGTGGTGGTGCAGGAGGTTCAGGAAAAACTTGGGATAATGGTTCAACTTACGCAGGAGGAGGCGGTGGTGGTGGCGGTAACGCTGGTGGAGCTGGAGGAGCAGGTGGCTCTGGTGGCGGAGGTGCTGGAGGTACAAATATGGGAACAGTTACTGCTGGAACAGCAAACACAGGTGGTGGAGGCGGTGGAGGTGGTGGTCAAGCTGGTGTTGGAGGTACAATTGGTGCTAATGGCGGGTCAGGAATAGTTATAATAAGATATCAAGGTTCACAAAGAGGAACTGGTGGTACAGTTACATCATCGGGTGGATACACATATCACACATTTACATCATCAGGAACATTTACGGCATAAGGATATATATGGCACATTACGCAAAAGTAACAGATGGTATCGTAACTAAAGTCATAGTTGCTGAACAAGAATTTTTTGATACATTTGTAGATGATTCAGCAGGTGAATGGATACAGACATCTTATAATACACATGGTGGTGAACATACATTAGGTGGAACACCATTAAGAAAAAACTTTGCAGGTATTGGTTATACTTACGATAGAGAAAAAGATGCGTTTATTCCACCACAACCATTTGCATCATGGACACTAAATGAAACCACTTGTTTATGGGAAGCACCAGTTCCCATGCCTGAAGAAGGTCAGTATATCTGGAATGAATCTATTACGAATTGGACAGAGGTAGTTTAATGGCAAGTATAAAACTAAAAGGCGATACATCTGGTGAAGTTACCATACAAGCACCAGCAGTTGCAGGAACAACAACACTAAACCTACCTGCCACTTCTAGCACACTAGCAACACAAAATGCTTTAGGTGTACGCAATCTTATCATCAATGGTAATTTTGATATATGGCAAAGAGGAACATCAATATCATTAAGTGGTTCAGCTTATACTGCCGATAGATTTAAGGTTGGTGCAGCTAGTGGTAGTTTTGCAAGACAGTCATTTACATTAGGACAAACTGAAGTTCCTAATGAACCAAGTTATTATGGAAGATGGACAATTAACTCTAATAGTCAAAATTATGAAGTTCACCAAAGAATTGAAGATGTAAGAACTTTAGCTGGACAAACAGCTACATTATCTTTTTATGCTAGACGTCCATCAGGTTCTACAACTATTAATGCAAGAATAGTGCAATATTTTGGCACAGGTGGCTCTCCTTCAGCTACTGTTGTTACATCTTTAGGCACAGTAGCTTTAACAACTGATTGGCAAAAGTTTACATTTACTGTTAATGTTCCATCAATATCAGGTAAAACACTAGGTACAGATAACAACCATAGTTTATGGGTAGGAGTGCAAATTACAGATACAAATACAGGCACAATAGATTTCTCTCAAATACAATTTGAAAAAGGAGATATAGCTACACCATTTGAACACAGACCTTATGATATGGAGTTAGCAAGATGTCAGAGGTATTATCAAATACCATTTGGTAATGGGTGTATTGGTCATTGGGATAGTTCTACTCAAATATGGTGGGGTGTTAGATATTATTGTGAAATGAGAGCAACACCATCAGTTACTTTATTAAATACAGCATTAACTATTAGACATAATGGTAACAAAACCAGTAGTGGTTCTGCTATATATTTTACTGAACTATCCCAAACAGGAGCATCAATAGCGATAAATGGTTGGACTGGAGGAACAACAGTTCAGTTTGCAGTTTTAAGAACAGATAAATCAGCAGCATTTAGTGCGGAGTTATAAATGTATAAAAAAATTAACGATGAAAATAGTATAGAAGCAAATGTAATATTAAGAACTACTGACAATACTTTTATACCTAAAGACGAAGCTAACACAGACTATCAAGAATACCTAGAATGGGTAGCAGAAGGTAACACACCAGAGGAGGCAGAATGAGCATTACTATAAATGGCATAGGTTTTGTAGAAAACAGTATTACACTAGATACTGACTACACACTCGCAGACAATCGCAATGCTATGACTGCTGGTCCTGTAACTGTAGCAGATGGTATTGTTATTACAATCGGTGATGGTTCTACATGGAGTGTTGTATAATGGTAACTAAAGTATATGGTGATACAGGTGTAGATAAAATTGTTGATGGAACTATTACATCTTCTGATTTAGGTTCTGGTGTAGGTGGAAAAATATTACAAGTAGTGCAAACTGTTTATACTGCAAATAAAACATATAGCTATTCCTCTCATACTTGGACAGAAATAACTGAATTAGCAACAACTATTACACCATCTTCTACATCTAGTAAAATATTAATTATGGTTAATTTTGGTAAAATTGATATTAACGCAAATGGCTGGGTTCATAAATTAGTTAGAAATTCTACAGATATCGGTGTCGGTAATTCAGTTGGAAACAGAAAACAAGGTACATTTTCTAGTAATGGTCAAGGTGAAGATGGAAATCATGTAAACTCAATATCATTTCAATACATGGACAGCCCTGCAACAACAAGTGCAACAACTTATAAAACATATTTTGCTGGTGAAGGAACTGTATTGTATTTAAATAGAACAGCAAATTACACAGATAGTACAGACAGCCCTCATTCTACAAACATATGTAATATGATTCTTATGGAGGTAGCTGGATAATGAATATTTCAAAAGCATTAGTAGCATTAAGACCAAACGCTACATGGGAAATGGAAGGTGAAGATTATAATAATCTAATTTGGAAAGATACTGAACAAACTAAACCTACATTAGAAGAAGTGACTGCTAAAGTTGCAGAATTAAATGCAGAATATGCTTCTACGCAATACCAAAGAAATAGAGTATCTGAATACCCACCAATTGGTGACCAATTAGATGCACTATTTCATGCAGGTGTATTCCCACAAGAAATGGCAGATAAAATACAAGCAGTAAAAAACAAATATCCTAAAGGTTCAGAATGAGTACAGTAAAATCAAAGAAACTACAAGTCGGAACAGATGCTACCTCTAGCAATAACTTTACTATCTATCAACCAGCAACACCTGATGGAACATTAAGGATTGGTGTCGGTAATGCAGATAATCCTACAGAGGTAGGTCAGTTCAATGCTAATGGATATAAGCCACAAGCTCCTGTATCTATTGTTGTTCATGCATCTTCTGCTCAAAGTATTAGTAATGTTACAGGTACTAAAGTTCAGTATGATACTGTAGCATTTTATACTGGTTCTGCAAGTAACTATAATACATCAACATATACATATACTGTTCCATATAATGGATTATATCTTGTAAATCATACAATAGAATTGAGAGATGGTCCTAATGTATTACATTCTGGTATATATTTAAATGGAGGTAGTAGTGTTTCTAAAGGACATAAAGATGCTTGGCAACAACATGGTAATATAATTAATAGCACTTCTGAAAAACACAATAATGTACACATTAAATTATTGCATCTTTCAGAAAATGATACTTTAGAGTTTTATACATATCATAGCAGTGGAGCTGCAAAAGCAATCGAACCAAACAGATGTAGCTTTTCAGTTGTATTATTACATCAAACATAAGGATAAAACATGACACTTTACGAAAAAATAACAACACTTTACCCAGACTTAACTGATGCAGACTTTGCACCAACTACTGGTACAATCATGCTTCAGAATGATAGCGATGGTAAAGGTGACTACATCAGAGAATGGAATCACCCAACATTAGCTCAACCTACACAGGAACAACTAGACGGAGTTCAGTAATGACCATTAGTATAAAACCCACAGCATCTGGTTCAACGATAGAGCAAGACGGAAGTGCTATATTATCTATAGATGCAAGTGGTAATTTAACTGTTCCTAACAATATGACATTTAGTGGAACTGTAACTGGTGTATCTTCCTATAGCGATAGTGATGCTTTAAGTTTATTTAATGCTAGCGGTTCTGCTCCTGTATATGCTTGTCGTGCATGGGTAAACTTTAACGGAACAGGAACAGTAGCAATAAGAGCAAGTGGTAATGTTAGTTCTATTACTGATAATGGTACAGGTGACTACACAGTCAATTTTGCAACTGCTATGCCTGACACTAATTATGCTTCTGTATGTGGCAGTTCAACACTCTCTGGAGCAGCATTAAATTATTCTTTTGGTCCAGTAGACCCAAGTCTTACAGCACCAACCACAACATCAAGGAGATTTGTAAGAGAATCATCTAGTGGTTCTGCTAGTGACCCAGCAAATGCAGAAATTGCAATATTTAGATAAGGAAAAATTATGGATAAAAGAATAGTATATAAAAACGATGATGGTTCAGTATCTATAATTGTTCCAGCAGATTGTGGATTAACAGTAGAAGAAATAGCAGCTAAAGATGTACCATCTGGTAAAGAGTATCATATCGTAGACAATTCAGAAATACCTTCTGACAGAACTTTTAGGAACGCATGGACATGGGAATAAAAATAGACATAGCTAAAGCTAAAGATATTACTAAAGACAAACTTCGTGCTGAAAGAGCACCTAAACTACAAGCATTAGATATTGAGTTTATAAAAGCACAAGAAACAGGTGCTGACACATCTGCGATTGTTACTAAAAAACAGCAATTAAGAGATGCAACAAATCAAGTAGACAGTATGACAACAGTAGAGGAATTAAAATCAGCAACATTACCTGATGTAGGTGTATAATGTTTGGCATATCTGCATTTTCTCAATCACCTTTTAGTACACTAGGTGCAGGTGCAGTTTTATTAGGTGAAGCTAATATTACTGCTGATGCCACTCTTGTATCTACTGCTGTAAGATTACGCACATTTAGTGGTGATATATCATCTACTGCGACTATAACAACTAATGGTGTAGCTATATTTAGTGCTGATGCTGGTATCAATTCATCTGGTGCAGTCACTATAGATGCAACAAAAATAGCAACAGTATCTGGTGCAATTACAGGTGAGGCAAGTGCATCTGTATCATACTTAAGAATTAGAAATACATCTGGTGATATTGTAGGTTACGCATTATTTGATGCAGAAGGATTCTCTCTCGCAGTAGCTAGTGGTGTAATATTCTCCAATGCCAGCGTTACAGCTAACGGATTTAGTGAGGCTAGGTCTAGTGCAAGTATGAGTGCTAGTGCAGAAGTCTATACACTAGGTGGTTTAATTAAAGATGTAAATACAGTGATAGATGCACAAGCTCTAGTCAACTGTTTAGGTAATGCAACATTTAGTGGTGATGCAATTATAAATGCTAATGGCACAATAACTGCTTTAGGTTATGTGTTAGGCGAAGAATGGTCAGATAGTGCAGTAGGAGCAGAAACATGGTCTACTGTATCATCTGGAAACGAAGTATGGGTGGAAGATACACCTGAATCAAACACATGGTTACGACAAGGATAAAACATGGCAAAAACCAAAATATCAGAATACGATTCAACCGCAAGTAATAACACCGATGTAGATGGTGTTAATATTGCAGAAGGTTGTCCTCCATCAGGCATTAACAATGCTATTCGTGAGGTGATGGCTCATCTTAAAGACTGGCAGTCTGGAATCAGTGGTGATAAACTACCGATTGCTTCTGGTGGAACAAATGCAGGAACAGCAGCCGATGCTAGAACAAATTTAGGTTTAGGTGCATTAGCTGTAAAATCTACAGTCGCTACTGCTGATATAGATGCAGATGCTATTACCAGTGCTAAAATTGCCGATGATGCAGTAGGCACAGACCAAATTGCAGACAGTGTTAATTTAGCAGGTTCTCCTACCACAACTACACAAGCATCTACAGATGACAGTACCAAGATTGCTACGACAGCTTTTGTAAAAGAGCTAGTAGGTAATACAGCTTCTGCTGCTGGATACATTGCATTTAATGGCTCGACAGGTTCTGTTATTGCTAGTTCTAACTTAACATTAGTTAAGAATGGGACAGGTGACTACACTATTACATTGGATACAGGTATTAGAGATGGCGATGCTAATTACTGTGTTGTATTAGGGAATGTAGACCAAGCTGTATTATCACAAGGTACAGGGGTAACAGGGAGTGATTTCACATTAGACCTCTATAATACAATGGTATACAGTCGTGCTGATAGCACATTTAACATTAGAGCCATTAGAACATACAACGATTATGTGGTGTTCTCTGCTGCTGATGGTGACGGTAACGCTACACAAATGTTTGGTATTACTGCGGTTGACCCTACATACATTACTGCTGTTATTTACACATAAGGATAAAGAATGAATATAGTTTACTTTAATACACCAGTTGGAACAAACAAAGTTGCTTTTACTATTACTGATAAAACAGTAGATGTGTTAAAAGCAGAAGGTGTAATTCCTCATGGTTCTAGGACATTAGTTAAACCTCATAACGAAAATATGAAAGCAGAAGAAAGTGCTAAACACATTCATATTGACAAGTGCGTATTTGATAACCAAGACAATCCTACAGACATTGTGTTTGATTTAGATTTACTCAAATCTTATTTCCTCAACCTCTACAAACAAATTAGAGCAAACGCATTTAAAGTATTAGACGGCTATCAAACCAGAGCATTAGCATCTAACAACTCTGCATTAGTTGCAGAAATAGAAGCAGATAAACAAGCATTAAGAGATATGCCACAAAGTTTAGATTACTCTAATGCACACACTGGGCTAGATGTGGCTAAAACTTATCCACAATCATTGTTAGTGGATTATGCAGAAAAATACAAATCTAAATTCTAAAATACTAATATTAGCAGAAAGTATTGTTCCTGATATTATTTATAGAAGTAAATTAAAAGGAATAAAAGAAGTACCTAACTGGGAAAGCCATTTAGAATATGACTTTTCAAAAGATATACCAGTGAGTCATGATAGTTATTACATAGACTTTGGTAGTCGTAATACAGGTAAGTTTATGCACATCATGCAAGAACTTTATCCTGATTACAATATTATAGATAGCGGTCATTACTACTATCCTAAAACAGGTTACATGGGTTGGCATACAAACTCTAACAAACCTTGTAAGCGTGTTTACATTACATACACAGACGGTCAGTCATTCTTTAGATACAAACAAGGAAATGACATTATTACAGACTATGACAACATAGGTATTACGGTCAGAGAGTTTGATATACCAGCATTGCCAGAGCAGTTATGGCATTGTGTAGGCAGTTATGCTAATCGGTTTAGCTTTGGATTTAGATTAGAATGAAACACATCATGACAGGTGAGTGGAGGTTAGATAACACACCTGATATGTTTATCAATGTATTACAAGTCATACAATATATACAGTTTAAACAGATACCGTCACAAGAGATACAGATTGCTGACATATCACACAAAGAATTAGACAGTATAGATAAGACAGAGGCTCGATACATCACAGCTAATACAAACTATCCAGTCATTGTGGTACAGGGTATGCAAAACCCACACAACAAACCATACAGAATGATTGATGGTCGGCATCGGTTATTAAAACAAATTAACAATAAAACTGTCAATGCTTATGTATTAACAGAGCAAGACATTAGTAAATTTTACCAAGAACATAAGGAATAGAATGGGAACAAGAATACAGTTTGATGAGTGGTTACCTGACCAACCTTCTATGACATCATTAAGAGATGCAAAGAATGTGTACCCTACTTCTGTAGGCTATGCACCATTTGCTAACGCTGTAGATTTTTCACAAGCCGCATCCTCTAACCTTAACTCTGTGTTTGGTGCTAAATACGGTGATGAAGTGGTTATCTTTGCAGGCAGTACAGACAAGATATTTAAACTAGATGCCACAGACTTATCGTTAGATGACAAATCTAAATCAGGCGGTTATTCTGGTAACACATGGCACTTCTGTCAATTTGGTAAAGTAGTCATTTGTGCTAACAATCAAGACAAATTACAAGCATGGACAATCGGTGCATCAGCAGCATTTGCTGACTTATCTGCATCTGCTCCAACAGCTAAATATGTGACAGTTGTAAGAGACTTTGTAGTCACTGCTAACATTGGTGCTGGTACAGATACTAACAAAGTGCAGTGGTCTGATATTAACGATGAAACAACATGGACAAGTGGCACTACATCTCAAGCAGATTATCAGATTATTCCTGATGGTGGTGACATTACTGGGATTACAGGTGGTGAGATAGGACTTATCTTTTTAGAGCGTTCTATTGTGCGTATGACCTATTCTGGTTCTCCATTATTCTTTCAGTTCGATACCATATCAAGAGGATTAGGATGTTTAGAAGGTAACAGTATTGCACAGTACGGTGCAACATCATTCTTCCTCTCTGCTGACGGTTTTTATAAATGTGACGGACAAACAGTCACAGGGATTGGTACAGAAAAAGTAGATAGATACTTCTTTAAAAATGCTGACTTAACAGATTTAGATAGCATCTCTGCTGCTGTAGACCCTATTAAAAAGCTAGTCGTATGGAACTATGCTAATGTGGACGGTAGCCGTAGTATCTTAATTTACAACTGGCAGTTAAACAAATGGTCAAGAGCAACTACTGTTTCTACAGGGGTTGGTGGTATTGCAACAACTGGTGAAACATTAGAGTCATTAGAAATATCTCTAGGTTATGGAACATTAGAGGCTATTCCTGCATCACTGGATGACCGATTATGGGTGGGTGGTAAGTTCTTATTTGCAGGATTTAAAAACGACAAGATTGTCACCTTTACAGGCTCTACATACGACTCACAACTCATTACACCAGATATTGAATTAGGTTATAACTCTGTTGTGACATTAGTCAGACCACAGATAGATAATGGCTCTGCTAATATTAAGGTAGCTTCTCGTAAAGAATTATCTGATAACAGCGTATTTGGTGTTAATGTAGTCACTACTACAGATGGTCGTGCCAATGTCCGCAGTGCTGGTCGCTATCATAGGTTCTTGGTACAGCCTACAGGTAACTGGACAGATGCAGTATCTATTGATGTAGATGTTAAACCACAAGGTAACCGATAATGCAGTTTCGTAGACTACAACCACAGTATGCAGATACTCGTGAAATTGCAGAAGTAACTAATCTTATCTTAAATGGTAAGACAAATAATACTGGTACATTCACACTGGCAACAGGTGGAGCAATCACAACCACAATCTACAATGAGCGTATCAGTCCTGATTCACAGATTATATTAGTTCCATTGACTTTAAGTGCGGCAGCTACAAATTCTTATCCTTATGGAACATTTGAAGAAAGAGCAGATATAACTTTTGCAACTGTTAACACGCCACAAATATTAGATTTATCAGAATCTGAATATACAGTAGGTATGTCATTAGCAAGTAATCGTATCACAGTCAGTTATGCAGGTGTTTATGATTTAGATGTATCTGCTTTATTTGTAAATACTGATGTTCAAATCCATGAATCATATATTTGGGTTAGGGTAAATGGAACAGATGTGCCACATTCTGCAACAAAATTTAGTGTGGTAGAAAGTCATGGTGGTGTAGATGGATATATGCCTATTAATATTAATCACCCATTAGAACTAGATGCTAATGATTATGTTGAAGTTGTTGCATCAGTAGATGATACAGGTATTTATTTAGAAAATTATGTAGCACAAACAACACCTTTTGTAAGACCTGCAATTCCTGCATTAATGGTTAATTTACAAATGATAGACCCATCACAAACAACAGGGTCAGCACATGAGTTATATGTAAGCGATAAACAAAAAGGACAAGCAACGGTAACACATTTACCTAATAGCGTGTCGAATAAAACATATGGATATGTTATAATAGGGTAGTATATTTCTAGGATTTCTCTAATGGAAAAAAACCTATTTGTAGTACCTACTAATCATATCCATCAATTCTGGAGTCTAGCAGCACCTCACTTACAAAAAGCAATAGATGTTAGTTCTGGTGAATTTACGATAGACCAATTAAAACAATTTGTAGCACAAGGACAGTCAGACTTACTTCTTGTGTTAGATGAAGAACATCAATGTCACTGTGCATTTACTGTTCAGTGGATTAACTATCCTAATGACAGAGTTGCCTACATTACTTATATCGGTGGAGTTACTAATAAGAAATGTTGGGAACAATTCTGTACATGGGTAAGAAACAACGGTGGAACAAAGATACAAGGTTCTACCAAACTAGATGGTATCGTCAGATTATGGCGGATCAAATGGGGTATGCAACCTAAATATACACTAATGGAGCTTAAATTATGACCTTTTTAACAATTTTTAAAACTTTATTTGGACTTAATCCAGATGCGTTTACCTTTTATGGTGGTGGTGGAGGTGGCGGCAAATCAGAATCTACAACGCAACAACAGTTAGATCCTACTGTTCGGCCCTTCGTTGAGTATGGCCTTCAGGAATCAAAGGCACTCTATCAAACACCTGGTCCTGCATATTATCCATATCAAACATATGTATCACCATCTGCTCAAACACAACAAGCATTACAAGCAGGACAATCAAGAGCAACAGCAGGATCTCCATTAGTGCCTGCGGCTCAACAACAATTACAAAATACAATACAAGGTCAATTTTTAGGTAATAATCCATTCTTGCAACAAGCTATGTCAGGAGCAGCTGCTCAAGCTACTCAAGCATATCAAGATGCAATACAAGGAACTCGTAGCGGTGCTGCACAAGCAGGACGTTATGGATCAACAGCAATGTTTGACCAACAATCAAAAGCACAACAAAATCTTGCAAATGCTCTTGCTCAAGAAGCAGGCCGCCTGATGTATCAGAACTATGGACAGGAAAGACAGGCACAGCAACAAGCAATAGAACAAGCACCTCAAATGGCAGCTGCTGATTATTTTGATATTCAACAATTACAAAATATTGGACAAACAGCAGAAGATTACCAGCAACGTGCATTAGATGCTGATATTGCAAGATACGAATATCAACAAAACTTACCATATACCAAACTACAAAATTTCTTATCAGCAGCTTATGGTGCACCTATGGGTCAAGTTACAACAAGTTCATCTTCAGGAGGTGGTAAATAATGTGGCAAAATTTTATTATTCCTGCAATACTTAATGCACCTCAGCTCATGCGAGGTGATATTGGTGGTTATGCAAAAAACACTGCATTTCAAGGCGGTATAAATATGGGTGTTGGTAGTGCTTTTCCTAATTTTAATGTTGGTGGAACAGCACCTGTTGCTAATAACATTAATCCTGCATTAATTGGGCCAACATCAACAATGCAAGGTGTAACTTCAAATGTAACTAGCAACGCACTTAGTCAAGGCGGTATGAATTTAAACCAAAATTTAACATCCAATGTTGGAATTCAGCCATTAGCTAACAGAGCATACATGAACCCAGCATTAGTTAACCAACAAAATCTTGGTCAGCAAATGACTCCTGCATATCGAAATATTAACCCTGCATTAGTTTCTAATCAAGCTGCACTAGAAGCATATAAAGAAAATGTGCCATATGTAGATCAGTTAGTTGAAAAATATAAACCAAGTTTTGAAGATATAAAACAAGGTGTATCTGAGGATTATACTGGTGGTGGTTATTCTAAATCATTAGCAGATACAGCATTAGATTATGGAAAACAAGGTTTAGAATTTGCAAAAGATAATCCTATGCTTGTAGGTTTAGGTGGATTAGCTTTATACAGAGGAATGAACCCACCACAAACACAACAAACATCATATGCACCACTAGGATCACAACCTACTGGAAAACAAGTTGCCATTGGTGCTCCATTACAAATACAAAGATCAAATAGAAGAAGGGTATAATCATGGCAGTAATAAATCCATTCTTAACTCCTGACTTATCAACCGTAGGTGTTGATCCAACGCTTGCAAAAGCAATATCAGAGGCTACTACTAAACAAGGAACAACAGCTGCACTTGCAGGATTGGCTTTTGGTCAAGATTTACCACAAGCTTATGGGTCAGGTATTGGTGCAGCTAATAGAACTCAAAGTTTATATCTAGACCAACTATATAGAAATCAGCTTGCACAAAACAGAGGAAAACCATTTGCTGATATTCAGGCCATGAACTACACACCTGAGTCTATCAGAGCATTTCAAGCATCAAGAACACCAACAGGTCAATATGATTATTCTTTACTTCAAAAATCTATTGATCCATTTGTTGCAGCAACTGATACCAATGAAATTGCATTTAGTATGTATGATAAACCTTTTAGAAATCTAACTACAGATGAAAGACAAAAGGTATTAACTCAACAACAAATGTATAAGCGAGAATTGCAAGTAGCTAGTGCAGGTGAAACTTCATTCTTAAAAGAAAGTGGAAAACTAGAAGCTGAATACCAAGGCAACATGATTAACAAAGCCATGCCTGAAGCTAGACGTAATGTAACTGAATTACAAAACGTTATGAGATTAATTAAACAAGGTGATGTTAATACAGGTATTGGTGCAGAGTTAAAAACTAACCTTGAAAGAGTAGTTAACTATTTCAAAAAAGATCCTGAATTGTTAGATAGAATTTCTGATACTGAACTATTAAATTCAGCGTTAGGCAGAGATGTATTTAAAGCTATCGGACAATTAGGCATTGGTGCTCGTGGTATTGATACACCTGCTGAACGAGACTTTTTACGAGATGTTTTAACAGGTCGTATTCAATTAACAAAACAAACACTAATTGATATGACACAAAACAGAATTGATCGTGAATTAGCAGCAATTAATCGATATAACAGAGAATTAGCTGATGGTAGATATAGTAGATACCAAAAAGAATTTAATGTTAAATTAGATCCTGTAAAAATAGACATGGGAGCATCTCAGCCAAAAAAATATATCAGATATGATTATGATAAAGAAGGCAACTTAATTCAACAATAAGGATAAACATGGCAGCAGAAGATAAATATCAAATAGTAGATATACCAGGGTTAGGCCAAAGAGAAGTTCCTGCTAATATTTCTGGTGAACAGCTTGATAATATTGTAAAACAAATTATCACAATGGAAAGAGGAGCAGAGGCAGGTGCACCTTCAGATGTTCCTACAACAGAAAACATTACACCTCCTCCTACAATGGCTAGCGATATACCTACAGATGAAAACCTAGCACCAACACCTCAAGCACCATCAGAAACTATAGGTGAAAAACTTATAGGTGCAGGTGAAGTTGCAAGAACATTAGGCACAGCTGCTGTTAGTGATATCATGGGTAAAGTTAAGGGTATCGGTACTGAGGTATTAACAGGTGACTTTGGTAAAGGTACAGCAGAAAGAGTTTACGAGCAAGAAAACCCATTTGGAATCTATCAACCACAAACAGAAGCAGGTAAAAGATATTTAGATAAAACAGCTAAAGCATTAGGTATATTTGAAGGTTTACCTCCTTATGCACCAGTGCCTTCTAAATTTGGTGTTAGAAAACCAACAAGACTTGGAACTGGAACAACTGGTTCTTTATTTGATAGAGTTCCTAGCCAAGAAAAATTAGGACTACAAGCACAAAAACTATATGACAATGCAGCTAAATCAGGTGTTCAGTTTAAAACAGATGCCTTTAATGAAAAGTTGCTAAATATAGGCAGAGAAATGAGAGCAGAAGGATTTACACCAAAAGGAAACACAGCTTTATCAGCAGTCTTTAAAGAAGGATTAGAAACAAGAATACCTAAAGACTTTACAGAACTACAGGCAATCAGAAAAATGTTTAAAACTGCTGCATCTGATAAAACAAATCCTGATTATGCAAGACAAGCAATGATTGCATTAGATAAGTTTGATGACTATATGCTAAATGCTCCTGAAAGTGATTTTCTTGTATCAGGTAAAAAAGGTCTTGATTCATGGAAGCAAGCTAGAATAGCTTATAGTAAAATGAAAAAGTCTGAGATGTTTGAAGATTTAATTGATACTGCTAAATTAAAAACTTCTGAAGGTGCTAACTTAGATAGAACATTACTAAATGATCTTACAGCGTTGAGTAAAGATAAAAACAAAATGAAATTCTTTACACCTGATGAGAAAGCTAGAATTATTAAATTAGTTAAATCAAGAGATGCTAGAGGTATGGCACAAAGAGTATTTTCTCTTGGTGGATTGCTTGCTCCAGGCTTTGGTGCAAGGGGAGGTGCATTTAAAACAGCAGTGTACGGTGGCCTTGGAGGTTTTGAAGCAGGTGCAGGTGGTGGAATTCCTGAAAATGCACTGATAGCTGCGGCAGGCACATTAGGATCACAAATTGTAGCAGAGCAAATGAGAAAAGGTGGCATTAGAGATTTAGCTAGATTTTCTAGAGCAGGTGGCACAGAGATTGCTCCAGGCGGTTCAGCATATCAAGTACAGTTACCAACAGGTGCTGAATATTACGGAACAAGTGGTCTATTATCCAACCTCATAGATGAGGAGAATAGATGACATGGCACGAACTAACCTTACCCCCAATCAACTTATATAATGCACCAAGAAAGGACACTGATGGAACTGGATCACACAGAAGCACGACTGAACACTCATGAAGCTATATGTAAAGAACGCTATGAGTCAATCTGTGCGA